TCATCCCTGGCATGGTGCTCGTCGCGCCTTGACCCATTCCCGGCGGCATGAACGTCGGCGTCGGCCGCTGCCCGATCTGCACGGTCTCAGGCTCGCCTTGGCCGTTGATGATCCGTGCGAGCCTGCCTGGCCGCTTGCCATAAATCGGATAGAGCAGATTATTCACGATCTGCCCTTCGTATCGCATGCTGCGCCGGAGGTTATTCAAGAAGTGGCTGGTGCCGTGCTGCGACTGCGCGATGAGCACCTGCGCCATTTTGCCGCTGCGAATGCTTGAATCCTGCCGGCCGATGTTCGCGTCGGGCACGCCGGTCGTGCTCTTGATCGCCTGGTCAAACATCTGCACGCTAAGGGCGAGGTCGTTGATCGGCGTATCGACCGGCGTCCGGAACGGCGGCGGCGCCGGATTGCCCATGAGGTCCGTGGTCTTATACGGCAAGGCCGGCAGCGTCCGCGTCGTCGCCGCCTGATACCACGCGCGATAGACTTCCCACGTCCCCTCGGCCACCATCCACGGCGGAATCGGCGTCAGGCCGACCGTCTCCACCAGTTTGCTGACCATCGAGTTGTAACCCTGGTTACTATCGCGCGCCGGCCGCACCATGCCTTCGGCGCGCCGCTCCTGATCGTAGGGGTGGAGCTCCTCGCCGAGGACTTTGACGATCGGAATATCCGGCCCGCCCCAGTCGGTCTCATCGAGCTTCTGCACGCCGTCGATCTTCGCCCACTGAATGTGCTTCTCGACCACGCGCCGCGTCTCGATCGGGTCCGGTGCGTCGTCGGGGAGCTCGTCCTGCCACGCGAGCGTGTCATCCGGCATCGTGCAGAGGGTCCGCGTCTCCCGCTCGGTATACCAGTAGTCAACCACCCGCACGCTCTTCGTGAGCTCGTTCGTATCCGAGAACCACCCGGGCGCCTCGTCGCCGAGCGCCCGCCACTCCATGTCGGAGGCCGCCGCGGCCCGTGCGACGCGGTTCTTCCCAAACTCCGCTTCGTATTGCGCGATCGGCATGTCGATGCCGACGAATCCCCACTCCGCATCACTCCCGTCGGGTTGTTCATGCGCCGGGTCGAGGCTGACGCTGGCCTGGTTGTAATAGCGGTGAATGTAGACCTCTTGGTCGCGCGATTTTCCCGGCAGATAGCGCGTCATCACGCCGTAATAGCCGCGGCCGGCAATCGCCGCGCGTGACGCGGCCCAGAGACGCGCATCGGTCGCCTCCGGCGCGCGTTGAATGCCGCGGACCAGGCCTTCGCGCACATCAATCTCGCGGTCGCGGTCGGCATTCGGCGTCGCGAGCGGCCCGAAGTCGTCGGCGGCGGCAATCGTGATCGTAAATTCGGCGCCCTCTTCCTGGTTGAGGACTTGTCGGACGGGTTCGCGGACCTTGTTGATCGTCAGTGTCGGCCGTTCCGGCGTCGGCGGCAGATTGCCGAGCGCCTGCTGCCCTTGGCGCTGCATCTTGGCTTCAGCAGACCACTGGTCACCACTATAAAATTTTATGTCGTCCAATTCCCGCTTGCGCTGTTCCTGATCGGCCTGTTCAGCCTGGTGAAATCTATCGCGCGCCAATTTAATGAAGTCGTCTTCTGTTTTACTCATCGGCCGCATACCAGCCAGCGCAGGCGCTGTGAAAGGGACAGATCTTTCGGCAGCAAACCGCGCTGCACGGTCTGCATCGTGGCGAGGTGATCATCGTGAATCACGATCATGCCCTCGAGAATGACGACGCGCGTCTCGAGCCGGCGCAGTTCTTCGGCGCACTCCTGCCGTGCGTCGGCAATGCGCTGTTCGCTACCGTGCGCGTGCCGCTCGAGCGCGGTTAATCGTTCATCGACATTCTCGAGGCGCGCGGTGCTTGCGTTGAGGTTCGGCAGGATCTGGTGATTGATCGCGTTGGTCTGCGCGTCGATGATGTCGATCGCGTCGGCGCCGACGGTGCGCCGCACCTCACGCCGCAGCGCGCGGGCGGCGCGGCCGTTCATCGCGTCGGCGCCTTGACGACGGCGCGTTTCTCTGTAATGCCGCCATACCGCTGCGAAATGATGCACACCCTCGCAGACATATCAGGCGTCAGATAACCGGGCGTCAACGGCGCGCACTCGACCTCGCCATTCGCGTTGAGACGGATCACCCTGAAGCGCCTCGGGCTGCCATTCGTCTCACGCAGCCACGGAGGCGCATCAGCGTTGGTGATGCTGATCACGTCACTGACCTGAAAAGCTGGCGCCATCATCCGCGCCTCGCTTTCATGCGCGCGGCCCGCAACGCCGCGACGTCCTGCGCCGTGGGGATCTGATCGGCGGCAGTGTCCCACTGCTGCACGAATCGGATCGCGAAGCCGCTGGCTTCTCGCTGTTTGACTTGGTTCACGGTGTCTTGAATCAGCGCGCGTGTCGTTGCAGCGATGACCTCTGGTGATTCACCGTTGTCGCGCACTTCTGCGAGCAGTTCATCGTCGCTCAGACGCTCAAGATGATCAGCGAGAGCTTCGAACACACGGTTTATACGCTGCTCGGTCATTGCTTGGCTTTCAGCCGCGCCGCGTAGCTGCTCGCGTGCTCCGGTTTCCCCTTCATCGGCCCGCTGGCGAAATCGGAGAGTTGCGTTTTCGTCATCGCCTGCCGCAGCTGCTTCGCTTTCGGAAACGTCGCGCCGTGTTCGGCCGCGGCGAACAGACGTTGTTGGGCCTTGCTGGTGGACGGCATCAGGGTGTCTCCGTGGTCGGCGGCAGCGGCAGGGTGTCGGTGACGCGCGCAAACGCCGTGCGATCGAACGCCAGACCGTCCGGCGCCGCCGGTCGGTCAAACACGCCGGCGTCATTCGCCTCCAACGCCCAGCGTAAAAACGCCGCGCGTGCGTGTCGGCTGTCCATCGCACGCAGCGCCAGGCTGATGGTCATTAAGGCGCGCACTTCGGGCGAGTGTTTTCGCCGGGGCATTAGTGCGCCTCCGAACGCCACATGTCGGCGTTCATGTGATCGCCTTGATGCCCCGCGATCATCACGCACGGCGTCCCCATCACCGTCGCCTGACACTGCGGCGGATACGTCACCTCGCCAGCAGACGATCCAGGCGTTGGCTTTGACGGTGGCAGCGGCGGCGGATTCAACATCTGCGGCGTGAGCGCGCCGCCGGCCGTTGGCGACAGCGGCGCCTGATATGGTCCCCAGACCGCTGCCCCTAGCGTGAGCGTCGCCGGGTCCACGCGCGCGAGCTCGTCCAACCGTGCGTCAATCTCGCGGATATCCATCGCGGCATCGGCCACGCCGTGGAGATCGTTCGCGTCCAGCTTCATCCGCGCATACGCCACCAACTGCGCCTTCTGCTGCTCGAGCGCCGCGCGTCGGTCCTCACTCATACCGGACTCCTGTTCGGCCGCATTCTACACCCCACCTATCTCTCACACGCATGGATCCACACAGACCCATCCACGCCGCCATCTCATCCAGCCCCGCCATGCTAGGCTGGGCGCCGATGAATCTTTTGGAATCGTTGATCACCCAACAAGTGAGCGCCTCCGTCGTCACGACGCTCAGCCGCACCACCGATAAAATCGCGGAGCAGCTGGCCGCTGAAATCCTAAAAGATCCCGAGTTCCGGACGCGCATGCGCGAACTCGTGAAGCGGGCCTTCGACCATGCCTTGGCGAGCCTGGACGCCGAGGCCCCGCCCGCGCCGCCCACGTAACCCCTCACGCCTGCCACGACGCCGCCGGTAACCACCGCCCCGCCGTCGTCTGCGCATCCCGCGGCGCTACCGGCATCGCAAACGTCAACGCCAACGCATCCGCATCATCCGGCGACGCCACCCCCCGCTTCCCCATCGATTCCTTCGACTCGAGCACCAACTTATTGTTCCGCAAATGAAAGCCCGGGCCCGCCAGGTCCAACGCCAACCGCCCCTTCGCGTCCATCCCCCGCGTATCAATCGCCCCCCGCGTCAACCACTCCTTCATCCGCCGCCACATCGTCGCCCGTAAATTCCCGTCGCCCTTCTCAATCGTCGGCCCGCCGAAATTCACCTCGAATACCTGCGTGAATCCCAACCCCCGCAACCGCACGACCACCGCGGCGCCAAACGCGCTGTCGATAAACACCGCATCGGGCGCGTGCGTCCGGATCGCCTCGACCAACGTCGCCACCACCAACGCCCGGTCATCCGCCGCCGTCTGCGCCCCGCTCAACCGAATCGCCGGCACCGACCGCGCATCCAACCCGCGCCGAAACC